GAGCATAAATCTTATGATGCCTGCCCTCAATAAATTGAGGCCAAACATGCTTCACAAAATCCATGTAACTCGTTTGCTTAGTATTCCTGTCATCAAGCGTCTTTAAACGCTCCAACATAGGAGCAACTTTCGCAAGTTCCTCGTCAGTGAGGTACTTCGTATAGTCGCTCAAATCATTCATGTTAGCCTCTCATCGAACCCAAAAAGCGATCAATGTTAGGCGTCACAGCACCACCCGCGGCAAACTGCTTAGGCGATCTGATCCGAATAGGCGCTACAGGATCAGGCTCAACTGGAATCGTAACATCACCACCACCCGTAGATGGACGATCCGCTCTGCCCAATGTCAAACTAGGCGTGTCAGCCACAGACTCTATAGGCATACAAGTGTTCGTGATCGGATCGAGATACATACCCTCTGGGCATGGATCAGCAGCATCATCACTACCCGACTCACCGCCAAATATATCCTCAAACTGATCAACGCGAACAGGACCATCTTCAGTGTTCTCAAACTGACCAAAACCCCTAACCAAATTACCGTCACTGTCCTCAACGCCAATCACAACATCAGGGTTCTCAGAATCATAAACAAACTTGCCAGTTTCCTTGTACGCATCCAAAAACTTCTGCGCCGTGCTTGCATTCATCTTCTCAAGATCAATCAAATTATACGTCATGGCCTTAATCGCATAATTCAAAACATCTCCAGCAACATTTTTCAAATTAGAACCAAACGATCCATCACCACCATACAACCGCGTACCTTCAGGGTTCTCTTCCCTAAACGTAGCAATCTGCTCATCAGTAGCACCATTTTCACGCATCGTATCAACAATCCGCTCAATACGAGCCTCATCCATACGAATGTTGCTGTTGTTCAATACATCCTGTATTAATCGCGCTTCAGCCGCGTTCACAGAACCCGGATAACGACCCATATCAGCATATGACTCCGCTAACTTTTCCTGCATTTCTGGAGATAAAGTAGTCGAAGTCGGGTTCTGAACCTCATCAACAGTAACCTCTTCAGTAGGCATCATACCAGCCTCTATATCCGCAGTATCATCCATGCCACCAGCAAACAGTTGTGCAATATCTTCCTCAATATCACCTTCAGGCTCAGATAAAATATCCAGCGCATTCATGTCTCTAGAAGCACGCTCCACAGCGTCAGCCATATCATCCGCCTCTTGAGAACCAGCAGAATATAAAAGCCCCTGATCTTCCAGTAACTCTTCTGAACTCTTACCCTCAAAGCTATCAAGAAACGCTTGAGCATCAGCTTCAATTTCGCTCAACTCAAATTCATTCGTCGGCAAAAACCTTGTTTTCTGAAGATTATCAGGCAACGCTTCAAGACCAGACTCAATAGACTCCAAACCAGTCTGATCAGGTTCAGTGAAATCCTTATCAACTAAACTATCAAGATACGCTTGAAAAGCATCCGTACCAGCTTCAGGATCAATAGAAGCACCTGACTCAAGCGTAATATCACTGCCCAAACCAAGAGGATCAACATCAATTAAACTAAAATCAGTCGCTAAATCATCATCCGTAGCACCAACGTCATTAACAAAATCTAACGCGTCGTCAGGCAAATCATCAACAAAATCATAACGCCCACTATCTATACCACCAGAAACACCAGCCGCCTGATCACCAACATAAGTAATCGGCATGTCATCAGGAGCAACAGGCATACTACCACCCGGAACTCCAGCCTGCTGACCAGCTATCGTATCATCATAAAATGCATCCAACTGTGCAGCCTGATTAGCTTCAGAAGCACTCGAATAAGGCGCATAAGGATCAACATCAGGCGTGTAAACCTCAAGATCAAGATCAGGAATACTACCAAGAGAACGACTCGGAGTCTGCTGCGTAACAACATCAACCGCCTGCTGGTCTAAACGCTCCTGCTCAAGACGAGCCTCCTCAGCTAACCTAGCCTCCTCTGCCGCTTGAGCCTCCTGCGCCGCAGCATAATCATCCGCAGCAGTCGCCTCAGCCTGACTACCATACTCGTTGCCAAAAGCATCATAATAAACAGGAGGCGGGGCAAGAGGAGCTACATCCCCAACTGGACCTAAACCAAAATTCTCAGTGCTCGCACCCGGAGTCTCCTCAGTAAAAATATTACCAGTGCCAAATATATCATCAACCTCAACAGGATCAAAAGCATCCATGCCACTCGTGCCAGTGCCACCACTCACAACAGGATCAATGTAATCAGCAAAATCCTGAGACGTAACCCCAGCAGTCTGTGACGCTACCTGCTCTGGACTCAAACCACTCACACTCAAACCAACACCAGTATCTCCAGATGGATCATAACCAACATAAAGAGGATCAACACCCTCTACACCACTAGAAACAACATCTACACCCATACCACCAGAAGTAACAAAACCATCAGCCGTACTCGCTCCATATGGATCAACATCAGCCGCCGCACTCTGTGCCGCGTAAGTATCCTGAAACGCATTGTAATCATTATCAGATGATGATGAAGCAGGAGTAGAAGACGAAGGAGGCATATAAGAACTCGTGTCTGCCAAAACACTGTCAGCAAAACTCGTGTCAACACCACTACCGCTACCAGTATATCCATCAGCAGTCGCCGCTATAACATTCTGACCTCCAATGCTAACCTCCTGACCTCCATAACCAGCATCAATCGCATCGTAATAGGTATCAAATGTAGGAACCTCCGTAGTCGCCGCAGGCGCAGGCGTACTGCTGCTGCTACTGTCATCAGAACCGCCGCCACCGCCGCCGCCCCCACCGTCATCACCGCCAAACGTAACGTTCGGACGCAAAGGGTTAATACCTAATAAATCAAGCAGCGTTTTCATGCCATACACCTTTATTCGGGAAAGACCCGCTTCGTTTGCCTCTATGCGCCAAAACTTCCCTCACTTCAGGATACTGAGTAATAAATTGCTTGCGCATCTCTCTGCACATCCACAATACATCACTTCGACCACGCGGCGCAATCATATCAACAAAAACCATAACATCACCGCTATCACGAGAAAAAATCTCCTCACCACTGTAATCTCGGCTCTCAAACTCATCACGCGTCATAAAAGCCCAAGTAATTAAACCAACACACTCACCATCACGATAAAATAAACGTATCTGATTATGCAAAATCGCAGGCAATAAACGCCACGATATCGTCGCTGATCGAAATTCACTGTAAGGCGAAGTCGTAGTCCACAACTTTACAGCATCCTCCAACATCAGTAACGACCCAAGCCCCTAAATAACGAAACAACACCACCACCCATCATCTGAACAGGAGCACTACCAACACTCGCATTGTCTCCAATCATGCGACCCGGACCAACCATAGAACCCATCATAGAACCACCCTGCATCGGAATAGAACCCATAGAACCCATCGGCAAGCCACCGCGCTGACCAAAACTCATAGGCGCAACAGAAGGAACCTGCATCTGACGCTGCTGCTGTAACTGCTGACTCGCCATAAATTGCTGCTTGCGTCCAGCCATGTAATTCTTCAAATTCGCACGACCAACCGCACTACCACCATAAACACTAATGCCAGACTGCTGTTGCTGCTGAGAAGAAACCTGACCCGGCATCTGTGGTGGAGCAGGAGGGAGAGGAGCCATAGGTGGACCCATATTAGGCATCTGAACTGGAGCAGCAGGAGGTGGACCCATCTGACCCCCCATCGGAGGACCCATCGGTGCAGGCATACCACCCATCGGCATAGATTTTACAGCTACCATCAAAAATCTCCTGTTAATAAAACAAACCCTAACAAGAAATCACGATTTAATCAATCACCTCTAATAATCCGTTCTTAATCATACTACCAGCTAACGCATCACGGCTATGATAATAATAATTCCCACCATTCCACTCACACAACTCTATCGCCATCCTACGACAAAATCGACGCTCATCCTCACAACCACCAATACGATGACCAGACTGTATCATAGGAACAACCTCACCAGCACCCTGCGCATCAAACTCAACGTCAAAACCATACTTCAATCGGTATCTAGGCATCCATATGTAACTCCATTCCACTTCGTGTGGTAGGGTATGGGAAGATAAGGGACCCGTCAATGGAGATTTTTTTAAAAAATTTTTTAGGGGGCCTATGGGTCCCATACGCAGTAAAAAGGTTTTCGCTGGTGATTGTTCGTGGGGAACAGTGTGTAGGGCGCTGCCCGACACGCTCTGATATATAGGGGGGGGTCATACGCCCCATATCCCCCGATTTCAGCACAATTGTTCGGGTTGCCTAGGGTACCTTAGAAAAGTAAAAAGCCCGCGCTTGGCGGGCTTCTCTGTGGCTGTAGCGTATGTTTCTGGCGCTATTGCGCCAGTGTTTGTATTCGATCCTGCCACCATGCAAACATATCGTCCGATATACCCGCCCATATGGACGCGTTGCCTATGCTGTTATCGGGTAACAATGTGACGCCGCTTGATTGCGTCTCAAATGTGAACGGCACGCGATACGCCGTGTGATTTGTGCCATCGCCATAACGCGCGCCGTTCGCTTGCTGCGTGCTAGTGATCACACCCGCATCGCCAATGCGGTTTCGGATTTCAGACACTGCGGCGCGAACGCGTTGCTCACTACAGCCTGTGGCGTCCATGATCTCTTGCGTTGTCGCGCCGTTGTCTGAACGCATCATGGTGTATTGAACGCCAACGCGTGCACCGCGTCTGAATGGCTGTTCTGGCGTATCAGTGACAATTGTTCGCGTGCCGCTAGTGACGCGGTTTTCAAGCGTATGTTTCACAAGATTATTAAGAAACATGACCCAATTCCAAATTTTATCGACTTCGATTGTGCCGCTGTGTTGGCGAAATTCAATCGTGCCATGCCGTGCCCATGGTTCAAGATTAATGCTTGAAAACTTGCCATGCGTTGCGCTTGCCAATTCTGATATGGTGTTAGCGTTTTCAATGCGTGCAACGTCCAACGGGTAACACATGCGGTTATTATGGCGTGATGATGGCAACATGGAATTGATACCATTGAATGTTGCTTGCTGGCGTGTGTAGCGCATCATGAAATCTTTAACGATAACAGCGTCGAATGCATCGCCATGGTTGCTGTAAAAGCGGCCAGTGCGTTCTGAATGCGCAATGCTATCGCCAGTGAATTGTGATGGCGTTGTTTCATCTGACAACGGCGCGTTGCCAATGTGAACGTGCAAGCCGCAACGTGAATTGACGCGACAGCCCAAATATTCTAGCGCATCGCAAATTGATTTCAGATGCTCATATGCGACTTGGCAGTCGCCATAAACTGGCGTCACGATTTCCGCGTCAACGGTTGGCGTGCCATCTGGCACGACTTTGCATCCCTTGATGCCGCGAACGTCGAATTCATTTTGAATGCGTGGAATTGGAACGCCAGTCGTTTCGATTTCTATGCCGCTTGTAAGATGGTAAGTCATTGATTTTGCTTCCTTTTTTCTAGATATCGTCAACAAAAGCGTTGCCGATAAGGTCTTTTAGCATGGTTTTATCCCATAAAACAAGGGGTTTTGTGGGATTATGTGAAACAATTGTTCGGATTATGGTTTTGACCAACGCCGCGGCACAAAAAAACGCGCCAAAATTGACGCGCCAAAAATCGGTTTTTTTATATTTATAGAGAACGCGCGATCCTGCGTATATGTGTGTATATATATGTGTATATATATTCTATTGATATAGTATATATACCCCGATCCCGATCCCGATGACCCCGATCCCGATAGGCCCGACCCCGAAGGGTCAAGCCCGATTGTTTATTCCATTGTGTGCGCTAGTGTGACCATTGCGCTCGTCGTCGGGTTGCCGTTGTTAACGATGAAAGTATAGCGGTGCA